CTACTGCAACCGCTACCCTGAGTAAGCCTGGCAAGTTGCTCACATCCGCTATAGCTGATGCTAAGGCCACCGCATCTTCCCCCACATTAAGTAAGCAGACCAAGCAGTTTACGGTCAGCAATGCTAATGGGGTTGCTACAGCGAGTATAGCTACCCTTGGTAAGCAAACTAAGGGCTTCACTTGTACACTCGCTAATGGCGTTGCAACTTCAGCTGGGGCGCTTACTAAGCAGACCAAGTCACTAACGGTACTTAATGCTAATGGGGTAGCGACTTGTGGTACCCCAACCCTTGGTAAGCAGACCAAAACCTTTAGTGTTGTTATTGGTGATGCCCATGCTTACGCAGGGACTGCGACTCTTAGTAAGCAGTCCAAGGTCTTCCTGGCGGGTCAAACTGATGCCGTCGCTACGATGGGCGTCCTTGTTCTACGGATTCGTTACGCACCTACACTTGTAATCGCTGATGCTCTTGCTTACGCTGGGTTGCTATTCCTTACTAAGGCTGGTGGTAACAAACAACTTGGTGGTTGGGCTAATGCCGTCGCCAGTATGGTGCCTGCTTCAACCCAGTTCATCTATAAGGCTTCTGGCACGTGTAATGGCGTCGCAACAGCATCCCTACTGAACCTAACTGTACGCCATGTACTCTCAGGGGTCGCAAGCGCTCAAGCCTCTGCTTCTCCCCTTACGCTCAGTAAGCAAGTCAAGGGTCTAACGGTCCTTAACGCTAATGCCTTTGCTTATGCGTCTGCCAGTGCTAACCTGATTGGCGCTGCTACTAGTCTTGGGGCTCGTATCGCCGATGCCTTTGCTTATGGGGCTGCTAGACTCAACTCAAAGTACAACTTGACGGTTGTTAATGCCGATGGTCATGCCACAGCCTCTGGTACTCTAAATAAGCCTGGTAAGCAAATAGTCCTACAGGTCTGTGACGCTAAGGCAACTGCTTCAGGTACGCTACGACGGTCTCAACGAGTAACCCCTGCTATAGCAGATGCTAAAGCTACCTCTATCGCGGCTCTCAGTGTACGTTACAGCGTTTCAGGAACCGGAGACGGTAAAGCTACAGCTACAGCTGCCCTTACTAAGACTTCTCAGACCGCACTACTTATAGCGGACGCTAAGGCTACAGCTTCCCTCCTCCTTGTAACCCTTCGCAAGCAACTTGAAGCGACTCCTGCGGACGCTCAAGCGAGCTGTGACCCAGCATCCCTGCGCCGCTTGCTTGGACCCCTTGCAGCGGACGCCACAGCAACATGCGAACCAGCCAATCTACAACGCTACTGTTCCCCCACGTTAGAAAAGGCTTCCGCAACCGCAACCCTCAAACCTCTTGATCTTAGTAGAGGGGCTCGGGTTACTCTTGTAGCCGCTGATGCTCATGCGTACGCTTCGGGGGAGTTGAGTTTTGGAGGGCCTGCACTTTATAATATTGAGGTAGACCCACCTCAAACTTGTTGGGATACTGACCTAGTTGCATGTAACTCTGAAGCGGGTACTGTTCAATGTTGTTGGGAAGTATCACAACCGTTTAGCGAGGCTTGGGAGGCTGAAGACGTTGAGAGCTCCTGGGAGCCTAGGAAGGTGCTGGTATAATGGAGAAAATTAGTGCCTTGTCCAAAGAGTACGTTAAGGTACGCTTTAAGGTTGATAAGGCTGGTGTGGATTACAACCCAACGGGTGATGTCGTAACGTTCGCTTTTACCCTTACTAACGTTCTTACAGGCGCTACTTGGTATACAGGTTCTTGGGAAACGATTGATGGTAAGTATTACGCACTTTGTTTAGTTGGTCCTGGAGGTCAAGTAACCCTTACGGCAGGGAACACCTATCTTGTATCAGTAAAGGTTACTGACAACCCTGAGATCCCTGTTAAAACAGCGGGCCCGTTGGTAGTTACCTGATGGCAACTACTCTACAAGATCTCCAGATTGATGATCCGCTTCTGCAGGCCAAGCTTACTCCTGCAGGCCTAGCGAAGTATCACTCTGAAGGTCGTTGGAAGCTGTATGAGCACCTAAAGGTTGTAAACCGTAAACTTGTTGAAGTGGGTGCGGGTCGTACCCGTAGGTTGATGGTATTCATGCCCCCTAGGCATGGCAAGAGTGAATTGATCTCCCACTACTTCCCTGCATGGATCCTTGGTAACTGGCCCTACAAGCATGTCATCCTGGCTTCATACGAGGCCGACTTCGCTGAATCATGGGGTCGGAAGGCGCGCGACGTATTGAATTCCGTGGGGGATAATGTCTTTGGTGTCAATCTAGACAACAAGAGGACTGCTGCCAAGTCTTGGTCTGTTGAACAAGGTGGGAGTATGAACACCGCAGGTGTAGGCGGTCCAATGACTGGTAAGGGCGCTCACATCCTAGTAATTGACGACCCCGTAAAGAACTTCGAGGAAGCCATGTCCCCCACGGCTCGTAAGAGGGCCTGGGAGTGGTGGCAATCGGTGGCTTATACCCGACTTGAACCTGGAGCGTCTGCTGTCATCATGATGACGCGTTGGCACGAGGACGACTTGGGTGGGAGAATCCTGGAGGAGTCTGATGAGTCGTGGGAGATCATCAGCATGCCTGCGATCGCTGATGATATCAATGATCCCTTGGGCCGGGAAATAGGGCAAGCTTTATGCCCTCAGAGATACACTGAGAAAGACTTTGAACGAATTCGCAACTCCGTGGGCAAGTACGTTTGGCAGTCCCTTTACCAGCAACAGCCCAGTGCTTTTGAGGGTTCAATCATCATGCGTAAGTGGTGGAGCTATTACGTACGCGAGACCCTCCCTAAGAGCTTTGATGAGATCATCCAAAGCTGGGATATGACCTTTAAGGATACGAAGCAGTCCGACTTTGTCGTAGGCCAGGTTTGGGGGCGGCGTAAGGCAAACAGGTATCTACTGGATCAAGTTCGTGATCGTATGACCTTTACTCAGACGCAGCGTGCCGTGGAAGCCCTAACTAAAAAGTGGCCACTTGCCCGTAGGAAAATCGTTGAAGCCAAGGCAAACGGCCCTGCGGTTATCGATTCCCTAGCAAGTACTGTTCCTGGTCTTATACCCTTTGATCCAAAGGATAGTAAAGAGGCCCGGGTCTTCGCCGTGACTCCCAACATAGAATCCGGTAATATATGGATACCACACACGAACATCGCCACGTTCGACGTCCAGGAATTCGTCGATGAGTGTGCACGTTTTCCTACGGGGATGCATGACGACCAGGTCGATGCAATGACGCAAGCTCTCCTATACTGGGAAGAGAATAACATGAAGGCCACTGACCTGCTCTCAGTGTGGGAGGGGGACGAATGAAGGTTTCTGAGGGAGGCTTGCTCCATCGCCTCCTGAATAGAGTTGACGTCTCAAAGGCATCTGGGATGCCTGCACAAGCTGCTCCCTATCTCTATAACGTAGAGAGCGTTGGGGACCAGGGGGTCGGGCCGGCTACTGACACCGAGTCGTACCTTCAACAGTACGGGACCGCAGGATGGGTCTACATCTGTGGAAATCGCGTTGCAAAGAAGTGTGCGAGTACTGATTTCGCCCTCTTCACGACCGATTCTGGGGGGACAAAGCAGTATGTAAAACAGCACGTCTTGCTTGACGTCATGGCTCGACCCAACGACATGATGTCACAGATGCAGCTACGCATGCTGTTGCACCTTCATATGGAGTTGGCTGGTGAGGCATTTTGGTACATTAACACGAATGTGGTGGGCGGCCCGGCCCAAATCTATCCTCTGATTCCTACCTTTGTTAAGATCGTCCCTGGTGGCCCTAGAGGCCAAATGATTAAGGGATATCTCTATGATGTGATGGGGCAGATAGTAACCTTTAAGCCCGAAGAGATCATCCACTTCTTCTATCCCAATCCCGATCCTGGGAACTTCTATCGTGGGGCGTCACCTCTTTCGGCATTGCGTTATACCCTTGCGGCTCACCAAAACGCCGAGATCTACAACTACCAGTTCTTCCGCAACAGTGCTCAGCCCGGTGGTTACCTCTCAACTGATCATTCTTTGGATCGGCAAGAGGTAAACCGTTTGCGTAGGATGTGGGAGCAGCAACAGCGTGGTCAGAGTAACTGGCATAAGGTCGCTGTAGCCACTAACGGTCTACGTTTCCAAGAAGTTGGGATCTCTCACAAGGACATGGACTTTGTTAATCAAATGGAGAACGCTCGTGAGACCATTCTGGCTGCTTTTGGTGTTCCCAAGTCCCAAGTTGGTCTTGTTCAAGATGTCAACAAGGCTACCGCACAGTCTGACGAATCAAACTTCGGAACCCAGACTATTGGTCCTGCACTCGCCAACATCGCGAGTACACTAAACACGTTCTTGATGCCTCTATATGGTGACAATATCCAATGCGAATTCCTGAATATTCTCCCACGGGACGAGGCTTTGCTCCTGGAGAAGCACAAGACGTACGTTACAACAGCCGTGATGACGATCAACGATGTCCGCAGAGATCTAGGTCTTCCCACCGTAGAGTGGGGCGATGAGCCTATCATCCCGGTGAACTTTGTACCTTTGAGGGGTCATCCACTTCTTGGTGATAATCCTGATACCGTAGATCCTTCTAAGTCACCTGCTCCTCCTGGAGAAAAGGACCAACCAATTAAGGATGGTAATGGTAACGGTGATCAGGACAAAGCTTACATAGAGCAAGTAATCCACGACATATATAAAGAAGCCAATCTGGCTAAGAGACTGGGGATGTGATCATGGAAGAGGTGGTAAAGGATCAGCTAGGGTACAAGAACTACTATGCTGATTTCAAGGTCAAGGAGTTCGATGAGGACGCCAAGATCCTAACTTTTCGGGGCACTACCGAGGATGTGGATCGCTCTGGTGACATTATGGTCGCTGATGGTGGAGACTTCGGTAACTACTCCAAGAATCCCTTGTTCCTCTGGGCTCATGATCACGCCGGGGTAACTCTACCCATTGGCAAGGCTCTCGATGTTACTAAGATCTCTGGTGTTGGTGCCGACTTCAAGATCCAGTTCGATGCTAAGGACCCCTTTGCAATGGAGGTGTATCGCAAGTACAAGGAAGGGTACTTGCACGCGGTGAGCGTTGGTGCCATCGTCCATAAGGCAGAGAGGCGTCTGAGTGACTCAGGCGAGCCTTCTTGGCCTCCGGCTTACAAGTACCTTGAGTGGGAACTCTTGGAGCTTTCAGGCGTTCCGATCCCTGACAACCCGCACGCCTTGCGAAATGCTTATCAGAAGTTCTTGGACTACATGAGCTTCGCGACGCAAGGGCAAACTTCTGAAGAGGTTATGGATGAACTTCTTCAGTCAAGCAAGGCTGGGGAGGTGAGGCACGCGGTGGACTGTGAAGAGTGTGTTAAGAAGGCTACAATTATCGAGGAACTTGAACTTAAGTTGGGTACTTATGAAACGTCAAAAGATGAAGGTGAAGACTCTCAAGAAGGTGAGGCCCTCGAGGTCAAGAAGTCCGAAGACGAAGTCGGAGACGATGCAAAAGTCGGTCTTCGAGAAAGACTTTCGGAACTCGGACTGACTGAGGAAGACGCTGTTGCTCTTTTAGCGTGGAAAGCTGATACTATAGAAGAAGACCCGACGGAGCAGATTGCCAAGTACATTGATGAGCATCTGCAGTACCTGGCCGGCAAGGCCTGGAAATAAAGGTGAGGTGAGGGATGGACGCTCTCGAGAAGGCCCTTGTTGATCAGGGAATGACCGCCGATGAGGCGTTTGAGCAGCTGAAGAAGCTGGCTGAAGCGAAGAAGGCGGCTGAAGAGGGTGCCGATATTAAGTCCAGCAACCTTCGTAAGCTTGTAGACGAGATTGTGGACGACCAGATCGGTGCTCGCGCTAAGTCGGCATCTAAGATCGATGCCCCACCGGACGAGCCTGCCGTGGTTCCCCCACAGCTGGCTGCGGACATGTGGCTCGCTGTGAAGATTGCTGGTAAGCACCCTTCACAGATGAATGCCAATGCCCTTGCAAAGGCTTATTACGATCAGCGTGGCCTCGAGTATGATCCTCGTGTGATCCAGAAGGCTCTTGACACAGCGGATACTTCGACTCTTGTTCCTGCCGTCCTACAGCGCCAGCTGTACTCGGACATCGAGAAGCAGAAGGCGATGCTGTCGAACTTCCGTGTCATCGATATGCCGAACAACCCTTGGGAAATGCCGTATCAGGCCTCAAGCCTGACGATCTACGGTGTTGACGAGTCTACTACGGATTCGGCTTCGGCAGTTGCCGCGAGTGACCTGGGATTCAGTAAGATCACGTTCAACGCCAAGAAGCTTGGTGCTCGTGTGTTCTGGAGCACCGAACTTGACGAGGACGCCCTGATCGCTGTCCTGCCGGTCATTCGTGAAGATCTCGTTCGTATTACTGGTGATGGTTGGGAGCGTTGTTTCCTCTTCGGCGATGAGACCACTGCCAATACGAACATCAACTATGTGGGCACCGCTCCTACTACTACGGTCGCTGCCAAGGACTATTGGCTCCAGACCGACGGCGTGATCCACAGCTGTATCGTTACCCACACGGGCCAGGCTCTTGACATTGCTGGTGCCATGACCGAGACGAAGTTCCACCTTACTCGCCAGCTGCTTGGCAAGTATGGCACCAACCCGAACGATCTGATGGCCGTTGTGCCGCGTGAACTTTGGTACGACATGCTGACCCTCACGAACGTTCAGACTCCTGATAAGTATGGTCCGAATGCGACTCTGCTTACTGGTGAGCTGAGCAAGCTGTGGGGCATCCCGATCGTCGTTTCTGATGGTATCCCGCTTTCGGCCGTTGACGGTAAGATCAACGATACTCCTGGCGACAACGTCAAGAAGTCCTTCATGATCATCAACCGTCCGTACGGTGTGATCATTGGTCGTCGGGGTGACATGAGGATCGCGATGGAGCAGGTCATCGATACCGATCAGACCAAGGCCGTTGTGTTTAGCCGCTATGACATCCAGTACCCCTTCTGGGGCGCTCTGGCTTACGGCTATGACATCACCTGATCCTTGCATTTGGGGGAGCGGCAATCCGGCCGTTCCCCCACGTGCGAATAGGAGGGGGCTATGACTGTCCTCGGAGATTTGACAACTGCAATTGATGGCATTAGTAGTCACCAGACCCAGACGGCTAAGACCGCTATCCTGGATGCCATCGTTGCCTATATAGCCGCGTGTAAGGCTGGTACTGAAGGTCTGTTGGCGTCAGCTGCTGAGGTCAACCTTAACACCACTGCATCTCCGGGTGTAGCGACCACTAGTAAGACTGTGGTTCTTGGAGCTTATAAGAACCTTGACGAGTTCCATGTAGCAGCTTCTAAGTTGTATTTGGGTGCAGATGCCGGTACAGCTATGACGGCTACTGCGGCTGAGCTGAATAAGAAGGCTGGTGTTGTTGCTGGTACAGCCTCAGCCTCGAAGCCTGCAGTCCTTGGCCCAAGTAAGAACCTTGACGTCTTCGGTCTTCCTGTAGGTGGCTTGCTAATTGGTGTCGCAGGGGCAGAAGTTGCAACGACTCCAACGGCCGCCGAGATCAACGTCCTTACAGGGGCCACTGCCAATGCTGCTGAGTTGAGCATCATGGATGGCGTTACTGATACCCCCGCGGAGTTGAATCTTGTAGACGACAAGCCTGCAGCTGTTAGCATCGTCCACGCTCAAGGTGCTGCGAACGCCGTTACCATTACGATCAACGTCCTCGACGCTGCTGGTGCAGCCCTCGATACTCCGACCTTGGTTGACTTCTGGATAAGTAACTCCCCTGAAGGTGTCGGCATTGCTTTGGTACCTGCGGATTCAATCGCGGCTACTAAGGGTAATGTTCAGCATGTGGCTACTGCTGCTGAAGCGATCCGAGTTCAGACTGCGATCGATGGCATTGCTATCCTTACCCTTACGTCGGCGGCCAAAGGTAATTACTACTTGTGTACATCTCTTCCTGGTATAGGAACCCCGCAAGTTCACTCGGGTAACCTTTCCTCGGCTAACTACGGATGATAGAGAGGGGTTGAGAATATGACCGCACTTGCGAACTTGGAAACTGCCCTCGATCTACTTGAGGATCAGTCGGGTCCGGCAAAGAAAGCCATCCTCGATGCGATCGATGCCTATACGATCGCGCAGACTTTGGGCATCGGGGCTGTTACGGCTTCTGCTACCGAGATCAACTACAACGCTACGGCGGTTGCCGGTACTGCAAAGGCTTCTAAGACGGCTGTGCTCGGTGCCAACAAGAACCTTGACGAGTTCCACACTGCCAAGTTGTATATCGGTGCTGCTGCGGGTACTGAGGTAACAGCTACTGCTGCCCAGTTGAATACGAATGCTGGGGTTACTGCAGGAGCGTCTTCGGCTAATAAGGCCGCGGTTCTTGGCGCCACGATGAACCTCGATGTTCTTGCACTGCCCGTAGGGGGCCTGAAGATCGGTGTAGCGGGCGCTGAGACTCCGATCACTTGTTCTGCCGCCGAGCTCAACGTCCTTACGGGGATCGCTGCTACTCTGACTGCCGCGGAACTGAGTAAGCTTGACGGGGTTACGGCTATTGCGGCCGAGCTGAATCTGCTCGATGGTATTCCAGCCGTCACCGTGATCACTCATGCAGGTGGTGCTGCAAACATTGTTAACGTCACGTTTACGGTCAACGATGCTGCCGGAGCTCCTGTCGCTAAGCCAACGTTCTTGGATATCTGGTTGAGCGACGCTGCAACGGGTCTTGCAATTACTGCGCATCCTGCCGATTCAATTACGGCGACTGCAGGATCCATTTGGCACGTCAATACCGCTGCTTGTGCTGTACGCGTTCAGACCACTGCTTCAGGAGTAGCGACTCTGGCGATCACCGATACTCACAAGACCGCTTTCTATGTGTGTGCCGCTCTCGGCTTCGATGGCTACGCTGACATTCACCTGCTTGCCGGTGGAGACTACACCTGAGATTAAGGAGGATCCATGGCAAAAAGTTACCGCGCGTTGAGTGCCCTACGCTATCCCGATGGGCCTGCGGAAGTGGCTAAGCGTAAGGCTAAAGATCCGGATGTCAAGTGGAAGGAAGTACCTGAGGGTGCTATTGCCACTGATATCCCTCCTGAGTCTATCCCTTGGCTACTCGAGCAGGGAAGGATCGAGGAAGTTAAGGCAGGAGCCCCTTCCCCCACGAAGGTGAAGGAGGCCGACGATGGCTAAGTATGGCTCGGCAGATGTTGGTTTCCTACTTGTAGGGCCTTACAATCTGACCACCGTGAGTAGTAAGATCGAGGATAGTGCTACTCGAGCTACTGAAGACATGACGCCCTTTGGGACTAGTACTGCAGTTGTTGCTGCTTCACCAGTAGTTCACTTCGAACTAACCGGCCATGAGGGCTGGTATGATGATGCCGCCGATAGTATTAATGCCGCAATGATCGCGATGGCTTCAACCGCTACTATCTTGATGATGGCTGTTAGTGGCAACACTAGAGGTAGGCGTGCTGTCTGTACTAGTGGGGCGATCCGTACTGGTTACAAGCGTAGCTTCGCGGTGGGGGAATACCATAAGGCCTCCATGGAGCTCGCCGTGACTGGGGTTAGGGACGAATGTACTATCGTTCATGAGCATGTGCTAGAGACCAGTGATGGTAACAACGAGACCTATGACATCGATCTCGGTGCTACTGGCGGAGGTACTACAGGTTGTAATATATACCTCTCCTGTACTCAGCTTGCTCTAACTGGTTCGACTAACCTCATTGTTACCTTTGAGGATTCCTCGGACGCGATTACCTACGTTACTCAGACTGCTATGACGGCTCTAACTACTGTTGGGGCTGAGTACAAGGCCTCCACTGATCAAACCATTAACCGCTACGTTGCTGCTAAGTGGGTCTTTACAGGCCTAGCTGGTACCCCGACGGCTACCTTTGCTTTGGCTGTCAAGGTCAACGCGCCGCACTAAGGAAGGTGTTTCATGGCAAAGTATAGCAGTCCAAACGTCCTGTTTGAGATTGATATTGCCGATGGTGGTGCTCTGTCATCTAACTTGACACAGTACATCACGAAGATCGGCGAGATCAATATCGCTCGGCCAATGGTTGACTCAACACCTTTTGGGACGACTCAAGCTGAGTACCTGGTTAGCATCTTCAAGAAGTATGACCCGATTACTATTGAAGGCTTTTATGATGACACGGCAACTCAGGGTCCTGATGCCGTGT